ATGAGTTGGCCCAATCAATTGAGACTTCCTCAATTCGGCAACATAATCGGTTCGTTTATCAGAGGGAATGCGAAAGCTAAAAACAGTTTTGTCGCCAAAATTGCTAACAGCAAAGTCTCCCATCCCAATGACATCCATACCTATCAATACCCCAATACTTTGAGAGCCGATTTCTGAGTCAATAACAACTAAGTCTTTAATCAAAACATCATTTGGTAAACGCAAATCAACTAAATATGTGTTGCGCTCAGCCTCTCCAGAAGGAGTATGAATTTTAGTTTTGCCTGTTGCAATCAGAGATAACTCTTCCACAACATGGTTAGAAATACAGCTACTGGTAGCACCCGTGTCCCAAACAGCTTTCACGTGAAGGTCCTTATCTTCACAGCGAATCGTGACTTCATTGCTCAGTTGCCTTAGCAACCCATCTCCGTATGTCGTGAATGCACTCACACTCCCCATTGATTCCACTCTCTTTTCTTTCTCTCTTATCTCTTTACGCAAAGTTCATAGACGCAACATAACAGTGATATGCCTCGGTATGAGCATTACATTCCTGAATAATAAAAGTGCCAAGCTTTTCTGTCTTCGCTGTCTCGCGGACACCCTCAGCATAAGTTGAATACGCCCCTAAAACTTGCTTGTTTTTGATGGCAAGAAAGGCGTTTCCATACTGCTTCTGAAAATCTGCATAGTGCTCTTGGAACCAAGCAAAATCTTCACTCATGTAAAACACCCCCTTCACTTCAATATTTCACGTTGGATTATATGCGAATCCATGTATTTTGTCAATTAGCATTTGCATCCATCCAGCTTCCTAACCCCAGACGGTTATAGCGTTATAGTCTATAAAACTTTTGGTTAACTGTCGCCTCGACCTCAAATCGAAGCGAGCTTCACTGCCCGGATTTCAAATCGGCGCAGCGGCCGCCTGATCTGGACGACTGCAAGGGTCTCATTTCAGATGAGACTCTTAAGCTGCCGCAAGGCTCGGATTTCAAATCCGACCTTTAAGACATTTCACAAAACGCAGCAAGAGCGGAGGAATCACCCTCCGCTCTTCTCTTATCCCTCTCCTTGCCCCTCAGAGGCTGCAGGAGCGCTTTCGTCACGCTCTATGGCTTCGTCCTATAGCTCGGTTGATAAAGCCGTTCACGCTCTCGCTGTAGGCTTCTGCGTGGGCTCAACAATCAAAGCATTCCGGCCTGATTCCTTCCCGCGCGTTATCGTGTAAAGTAATTCCGAAAATCACTCTGCATTCTGCTTTTCTCCAATGCAGTCGAGAACATAATCTCGCAAAACTGCGTTCGATGTCTTCCCGATCTCTGCGCAATACGCCTTAAATCTGTCGGCTTGCTCCTTTTTGACCTTGCAACCAACAACCGCCATATTCTCTTTGTCCCACTTAATAGCTGCTCTTTTCTGTGCATCGCTCGGTGCCAATATATCACCCCCCCTTGCTTTTTGTCCATTATAGCACAAAAGCGCATAGGTTAACAGTATAATAATTGCTAAAGATATACGGTTAACTTTATGCAGTTTGTCAATGGACGTATACGGTTAACAGTAGTAGAATGTAGCCATAGCAAGGGACAAGAGATCGAGCGAAGGTCGATAGCCGACGCGACACCGTAAGAGCTGGAACGGAGAAGATTGATAGAAACTCCCAAAGGGATAGATACTCAGAGCCACCAGCCGCCGATCTCACCCACAACTTAAGGAGGATAAAACAATGAGCATCAATGAAATGGACAGCAAGATCAAGGAGCTGCGCGAGCTTCGCCGCATGGCCGACGAGCTGGCCGCGGAAATGGAGGCCATTCAGGACAGCATCAAAGCCCACATGGACACCGAGGGCGTGGACACCATCAATGGCACAGATTGGAAGGTGACCTATAAGGCCGTGACTTCTTCTCGCTTGGACACCAACGCATTGAAAAAGGCCCTTCCCGATCTGGCACAGCAGTTCACCAAAATCACCGCCGCGCGCCGCTTCTGCATCGCATGATGGAGTCCATCGTAGCTATCGCCGGAGCAATTCAACTCGCAAACTGGCTTATGTTCCTGATTGAAGCAATAGAAAAGCCCCCTGCGCCCAAGCCGTCCAAAGCAAAGCGCAGAGAGCCCTAACCACCAACCACCATAGCGGCGGTCGGTAGATCCATTATACCGGCCGCCCATCAAGAAAACAAGGAGAAATTATGAATACAACAGATGAGATCATTTCCATAATTCACCGATCCAGCGGCTACAAACGTCTTTATATGGAGGCTGTCATCTGTACGATGGTCGGAGCCGTTATGCCTTGTACCGCCAGCCGCGGCGATATGAAGCGAGCAATTCGTTTAGGCCGCATCTTACAGCACAACGCCGAAATCCAGGCTGACCGGGACAACTATCAAATCGTCGAAAATACGATCACCTTCATTCGCCGTGAATGGCTGAACAAAGGTGACTGCTTGAGCAAATTTTCCTCTCCGAAGGAGGCCATCTAATGAACAAACAGCTTAATGGAAAAGCCCTCGATCAACTGATTGCGGCGCAGTATCAGCTTCTCACGGAAGAAAATAAGGCAAAGGTCAATCGATTAGTTGCTCGCTTGGCAGACCCCGCCGTTTCAAAGGCGATTGCTTACCTTGAATCCTGCAATCAAGACAGTCCACTGCTGAACGCCGAATCGCTCGCAACCATGACGCCAAAAGAAATTCAAAATTTAATCAGCGCACTTGAAACATCTCATTCGACGGAGGAGGCTTAATCATGCATACGGAAAAATTTAATATTAGCACCAACGAAAAAAGACTGCTGCACATGATTAAAGGTTCAAAGGATCCTGATGCCGCTGCGGATGTGGCTATTGACGTAATTCGCGTCTCCTTAGCCCCTACCATGACGGAAGATCTTGCATTTCTCGAAGCCATTCAGGATAAAGAAAAACGGAGAGCGGTCATTGAGCTGCTGGAGGGGCAAAAAAGATGAATGACAAACAGCGAGAAGAATATTTGGTCATGCCAGACGCGCAGAAAAAGGAGTTTTTGCGAAAAGAGGTAGAACGGATCGCCGCGCTGCCGGAATGCGAACACGACGCGGCCTTTGACGCGCTGCGTGAAGCCGTTATGCCGAAAATCACCGATCTTCCTGTGAAGGGGAGCGATCTGACCTACGGGGAATATTGTCAAAAGAAAGGTCTCGATTGGCGGACAGGGGAACCCAGCCGCGAATAGCTCTCTTCGATAATATGCAAAGGCGCCTGCTTCTTTTAATCGGAAGCAGGCACCTTTTGGGTTATGACGGCCAAGCAGCGCTGCTCTTTGTTACCCTACTGCCTCCCCTACCCCGGCGGAGGCGGCGTCGGCAGCACCGCGGGCAGCTCTGCAACACCGCACACGCTCTCTTTGCTGTCGTCCTTCTTCTCGTCGACCCATCGGAAATTGTATTTCAGGCTGAATTCCGCGCCCCTCTCGCCGTTTCGGTCGAAGAGCCGTTCTTCTGCGTAAGCTTCTATCCGAGACTTCGCGCGCGTCACCGTGTCAACGAATCCTTTCTTCGTCTGATAGTCCAGCAACGCTTGACGGCTCGTAAACCCCAGCGCCAGCGCCAGCCCCGTCACTGTCGGCGGTCGCTGATGGATGATAAACGGCTTGCCCCACTTGTCGCAGATTGGGAACCCATCGTCGCCGATAATAGGCTCGCCCTTGCAATCCTCGAAGTACCGGTCAATGACGGCCTGCATCTGTTCCGCTGTCACATATTTGGGAGGTCTCCCCATTTTTGCCATACCACCACCTCCTTTTCAACTTTAATCCGTCTTCCTGACTTCTCTCACGTCGCTTTCTTCCGCATGATCGCAAGCTGTTCATCCACCCTCGCGCGGTTCCAATGGCGGATGCTCTTCCCGACGCCGAAGTCCTCAAAGAGGGCCGCGCGCTGTTTATCGGAAAGCCCCTTCTGCTGATAAACAAGCTCCATGATCTGCAAGCCATCGCTGTTGCTGATGGTATCGCCGTTTCTGTCCTTTAGGCTTTCGATATCGCCCTTCGCCATATAGAGCGCAATATACTGGGCTTCTGAAACGCCCGTTTTTTTGACGGTATCTATGGCCTTTGCCGCCCATCCGTCCGTTTGGTAATTGCTCACACTCATTTTCCCGACGACGTTGGCATATTCGTAGGCTTTCGCAACGGCATCCGCCTTGTCGTCGTCGCTCATAGCCTTGTAGCTTGCAAGCCCCGTAAGCTCGCTGACGATCTTATAGGAAGTCTGCCCACGCTTTGTGGCGTACTTGACGTACTCATCGCCGGTCAGCTGCTTAATTTCCTTGTTCACGGTAAAAGATTTCGGTGCGCGCTGCGGCAGGACTTTGGCCTCACCGGTCGCCTCATACAGGCGGCTCAATTCATCTTCCATTTTGCTGTCGCTTACCTTCGAGGTATACGCGGGATTCACAAAATTGTTAAATGCCCGCGCGACCACGCCTCCGGAGTTTTCCGTGCGCCCCCATGCGTCGATAAAGGGGATTTGCCCGTAGTCAACGCCCGGAATACGCGCGCTGGACTTGCCGAGCGCATATTGCATATCCGGCGTCAGGAATTTGTTCTTATCCGTATAGGTCGTCATTCGCTCGCTTTCGCCCGTGCGCTCCGCCTGCCCGAAGACCGTCGGGATACCCTGCGTCAAATAACTCGTCGCCGCGCTTGCTACCGCACTGGTTAGTGCGTTTGTGTCCCCGGAGGACGCATACCCCACCGCGTCAAAAACGTCGTTCAGGCTTTGCAGACAACTCATGGAAAGCAGCGGGTCCGTCACGTTGCTTGCTGCCTGAAGCATATCGCTCATAGTGAGATACCCGTTGTTCGCCTGCATCTGCTCGTAAAGGTTTGCCCCAACGAAAAACGGAAGCGCTTCCGGCGCAAGCCAATCCAGCGTAATACTCGTGCCATTTGGCAGCTCCATCGCATATTCCTGATGCCCTTGCAGCTCGTCGAACTTTTTCTTCTTCTCGTCATCACCGCCGTTGCCGCGAAGAATGCCCTCTTTCGCCATATAAAGGCCGAGCATCATCAGCCCCGTGCCGGTCAGCCCGGCGGCGGCCCGGTCGATCATTTCGGTCGCCTGCATATTACCCTTCTGCACCTGCACAAGGTCATAGCTTATGCTTTTGAGGAACCCAATAGGGCTGTATTCCACGCCGCGCACCAGAATGTTGGCTGGTGTCTTGCGGAACGGCAGGATTCCTTCGGTGAGGGTGCTTCCGAGGCGTTTCATCTTGTTATCCCCGCGGTATCTGCCGAGATCGGAGATCATCTGTGAAAACGCATTGGTGTCTCGATAGGTCGCTTTCTGCGCCTCTCTGATCGCGTATTCGCGTGCCGCTCCAATGCCTTTCCCGCCAGCGACCTGCTCCGCGGTAATGCCATTTGCTTTGCAGAATTGCGCCAGCGCCGCCGCGTAATGCGGCTTAGAGAACCATGCGTCTTCTGCATCCAGCGCCGTGCCGTTGAATTTGCGCATCGCTTCCAGCGGCTTCAGTTTGAATACCGTGCGACCTTCCTCGATTTCCTGTCGCACATTGACATTATCATTGTACTTGCCGCTGCCGAGAGCTTGCTCGCGAATGTTGGCATAGTCACTCCATGACGCCTTGATAAGCCCTGCGTCCTTCGTCGTCAGGATTGCCTTCGTGCGTCCGACCTTGCCGCCGCTCACCGCGTTCGCAGCGCTCTCAATGCCTGCGCCGATGACGTTCTTTACCGTGACAGCAGGAACAAATCCTACGTTGCCAACGATGTTGCGCACATGCGTGCGTGGATTGCCAAGCATCGAAAGGTAGCGCCAAGCGTTCCATTTGTCAATGAAGCGGCTCGGCATCTGTCTGCCGATATCGCGATAGATTTCCTTCATCGCCTCGGTGCGCGCATCGTCGTCCTTTGCGTTCAGGAACTCCTCAGCGAGGTCGCGGTCGATTTTAAGATCAGGAGCCTTTTCCCCGTACTGCTTTTTGAGATCTTCTGTCAAGTTCTCCACGCTGCGCTGCGCCGCATAAAGCTGCGTACCGGGGTCCTGCTGCTTGAGCAGCCGCGTTGCCTGCAACGCCTGTGCCGCATTTCTCTGGCGCTTTACGATGGTGTCGAGCACGTCGATAGCTGTCTCCACATCACCGCTGTTCGCTGCATTGTTGTAGAGTGCCCAGCCAATAGCCGTGTTCTCCTTGCTGATTCCCTCTTTGGTGGAATTTTTCCACTTATTCAAGGCCTTTTGCCATCCTTCAGTTTTAATGCGGCTTTCTGCGTCACTAATGGCCTGCTTGTCCGTATAGCGGTCGTAGGAGAACTTTCCTTTTGCCACCATTCGTTCCAGCGTCGGCACCATTGCGTCCGGCGTTGCCTTTGCTTCCAGCACCGTGCGGATCGTGCGGCTGACGTATTTGTCGTCCGCCGTTTTCTTTGGCACTTGTACCTCTCGGTACGCGCGCTCGCCCGCAGGGATATATCCGTACTTCTCTTTCAGCGCTTCATAGTTCGCCTCGGGGATCTCGCGGGAGAATGCCGCATCATTGCGCTTTGCACTGTTTTCATTTTTGAACTGGTCATGGATACCGCGCAGCTCGGAAGCGTAGCCGTCAAAATCGTAAAACGCCTTGCGCAGATATTCTTCCAGCCCGTTGAGCTTTCCCGAGCCGATGTGCCCATAAAGGATAGCATTTAACTCGTCATACAGCTTAAGCCTGTCCGCTGCGTTCAGGTTTTCAAGTTTCTGCGCATCAATCGTCCCGTCTACTCCGAGAACATCGATGTTTCTGTGTTTGGCAGGACTTGCGAGAATGATGTTTGCCTCCAGCGAAGACATATCAAGCATTTCAGGCACTCTCTGCGTAAAGTCGAGATACGGCTTAAATCCCGTTTGCTTCATAATATGCGTAGCTTCGTGAATAGTGACCATGCCGCGTTTCTGCTCGGGGATATTCTCTTTCAGATAGATTTGCCCACTCACTGAAAATCCGGGCAAAGAACCTTTTGCTCCTTCCCAAATTTCATCGGAAACAACAAAGCTCGGTATGCCGTATTCCATAGCAGTCTGTTGTTCCTGATAAGCAACCGCCCCCTGCCCCGGAGTTACGGTGTTCCCGTCAGTCCATGCGCGTACCGGGGTTTCCCCGAATGACGGTGTTACGTCTCGTCGTCCTCTGTCCCGCCCGTGTAAAGCGTCCCCTCGAGAAACCGTTCCAGAAGCTCCTTGTACCGCTTGTTCTCCTGCTCTGTCCTGTCTTCCTTCTTGGACAGCGCTTCCATTTCCGTGCGTTCCTGTTCGGTCATTTCCGGACACCTCCCTGTTATCAAAATTACTGGCTGTTTTGCTTGGCGGCGCACGCGTGCTTTCCTGCGCAACGGTTTCACTCTCCACCTTGATATGCGCAAGAAGGAATGCCGCCGCATCGCTGATCTCGCTGTCGGCGAAAATGTTCATATCACCGAGGCTATCACAAACGACCTCTTCCCAGATTTCCTGCGCCGTCATGCCAGTGCCCGAGTAAGCGTCTGCATATGCTGTGCAGAGGGAATCGATCTCGCCGCCGGTAAAGGTCTTATCGATGCGCGTGCGTACCTCGTTCAAATCGACTTCGCCCCTTGCGATCATATCATGTCCGGCCTCATGCCGCATGATCTGGTATGACGTAAATTCCGGATGATCCGCACGGATAAATACGCGGTCACCTGAAACGTAGCCGCGCACCTGAAACGTTTTCCCGCTCTTGTCACGGAACGTCAGATTATTTCCGGCAAAGAACGTCACGCGCAGACCGCGCTCTTTGGCGAGGTCCTTCGCCTTGCGCATTTCCGCCGTCTCGTTCTTCACAAGATAGACGCTGTCATTGAATGCGCCTCTGCCGATGCCGAAGCTCGCAGTGCTTACTTTTTCTCCATAATCGAGCGAAGCTGCTTCGCCGTCTGCGAAGCGTCGCCCTTCCGCCCGGCCCTGATCTCGTCCTGTGCTTTCTTCCACGCCTCGTACTTCTCTACGGGGATTCGCACCGTTATCCCGTTCACTGCCGTCGCGTAAATGTACCGCTTCTCCATGTTCGGCTCCTTCCTGCTGCGCGTATTCTGCGCGCAGCTCGTCCATTGTCACCTCTCCTGTCTCGAGGGCAAGGCGGTTGTCAGTTACATACTTGTCAAAGCCGGTCGCCTGCACCTCTGCGCCTGCGATCTGCTGCTTTGCTGCAATATAATCCGTATTGGGGGAAACCGCCGTTCCATCAACAGCAGTGTACCCATTCGTCAGCATGTCGTCAAGAACGATCTCGAGCGTTTTCGCCGCTTTGACGTTCTCCTGCCCGTTATCGTTGATGATGCGCTGCGCTGCATCAATGATTTGCGTGCGCGTCAGGCCCTCGTTCATCGCCTTGCGCATGGCGGGGGTCTCGAATATCTGATTGTTTCTCTGGTATCCGTTTGCCGTCCGCTGCCGCGCGCCCTTCTGCTGTCCGCGCGAAAGGCTTATATCAGCGATACCGGAGATCTGCTCTGCCGCCGCGCTGTAATAACTGTGCAGCTCTGGGTGGTCGAACTGGAAAGCGTTCACGTTTCTGCCCGATACGTTTTCCTTTGTGCGGCTGTCGATGTGCTCGCCCGTTCCCGCTGCTGCCTTCGCGTCATTCTGCCCTGCGACATAGCCTGCATAGGCCGTCTCATTCGTCGGGTTCGGGTTCGCCTTGCCCTCCACGCCCGCATTGTAGGCAGGGATAAAGTCCTTCACGTGCTCCGCCGTGTCCTTGCCCTTCTGGTACGAGCCGCGAATCGCCTTGCGCCCGCTCTCACCGAGGGAGTTATCGAAGCGCGCGAAGCGATTTGCCGCAGCTTCCACGCCACCGCCAATACCGCCGAGCGCCGCGCCAACAAGAAAGTCATACAAGACATCACTTGCCTGCATGGCGCTGTAATTTTCCCCGATACTTTTCCCGTTATAAATCGTCTGTAAGGCAGGCTGTGCAAAATCGGAGATGACCTCCTCTAAACCTTCGCCCGTAGCAGAAAAGAGCGTTTTCAGCACAGCTTGTCCCGCCACACTCTTTGACAGTTTGGCGACTACATCTTCGACAATTTCATCTGCGGCGCCTGCGCCGTAAATCCCCGCAAGGCCATCCGATAGCTTTTCGGTCAGCGCTTCAACACCGCCTGTACCTACCGAATATGCCGCCCTGCGCAAAAGATTCGCGCCGCTGTCACTGCTTTCCAGCGCTGCCGAACCTCCTGCACGGACCGCCAGCGGGATCAACGAGTATCCGCCTGCCACCGGTGCAAGGAGTGCGTCGCCTCCCATCTGTACCGTATTTACTCCAAGCGTATTTACGAATTTCCCCACTGGGCCCTTCCCATAGTTTGCAAGGTTTTCTTCCGCTTGGCCCTCGGCAGTCAACCTCTTTCCCGTTTCATAGTTGCCCGCCGCGATTTTTCCTGCCTCTTCTTTCCAGAGTTTTCCCTTTTCCGGATTCCCAATCAGGTTTCCTACTGCTTCGCCCACCGCTGCATTGATCTCATTGAAAAGCCCCGCTGCCCCCAAGTATGATCCCGCAGAGCCTTTCGCCCCCGCAGAAACAACATGCTTGACATCATCCGCCGCGCCCTTGAGTGTATTCCCGACGCGCTGCATCGTAGTCTTCGGCTTAACGTCCTGCATGTGCTGATTGAAGGCACTCTCGCTCTGGTAGTTCTTCGCCTCCTGCCGCTGCAAAGCTCCCTTGCCGAGACCCTGCGCAAGCGTGTTTTGGTTCTTCGGCGTCACGACATTCTGCTGCGTGGTTGGCTGCTGGCGGAACATCGGCGAAGTCACCCTTGTTTTCGCTTTCATCCTCGACGCGCTGGGGGTAGTTAGCTTGTCCGCCTCATCCGCGCGTTCAGTAAGTTGTGCACGAGCGGCAGGGTTGTGCTCATAGTAAAATTTTTCGGTAGGATTATCCGAGCTGTCAACTTTGGCAGCTCGGATAGTCCCCGTACTGGCGGTCAAGCTCTCAACTTTTCCGTTCTCATTTTTCCATGTCACTTTAATAGCCATCTTAGCACCCCGTCAAAAGCTGATCGTAAAGCCTGCGGATTTCATTTTTTTCTGGATTGCAGTTTTTTCGGCACTCGTAAGGTTCGCAGAATTCATTGTGTCAATTAAGGACTGCAAGTCGCGGTATCGGTTGCCTCCCCACGTAAAGATTCCTTCGTCGGGGTCGTATCCTAACTTACTAAGGTCTCCAGACGGAGCGGGGGTTTCATCGCCGCTACCATTCTGGTTTTCAAGCCACGTCTTGTATCCGTCATATGCCCCGCTCGCGGAAGATAGGCCAAACTTCTTGTAATTGTTCGCGATGTAGCTCTGCGGGTAGCCGGACTGATATGCCGCTTCAAACAAGCCATCATAGTCCGCCTCTCTCGGCGGAGCCGTCACGTTGTTGGAGCGTCTTGTGCCGCTCTGCGCCGCTGCCTGCGCGGCCTGCTGCAATTTATACTGCCATTCCGCGTCGTAGCGCGCGTCCTCGATAGCGTCGCGCTCCTTCTGGTAGTCGTAGTTCATCTTGTCCTGCTGCTTCTGATACGCCAGCGCATCCGCCGTCTGCTGGTCGCCCACCTGATCGCGCGCGAGCTGATAGAGGTAATTTCGGTCGGCCAACCAGCGATTATAGTTGTTGTCCTCAATTCCAATCAGCGTATTCAGGTCGGCGCGGTCGCCGCTCAATTTATCCTGATACATGCTATAGGCAAGCTGCTGAAGCTCAGGAATCTTGTCCGTCATCTGGCTCATCTGGTAGTCGCTCGCCTGTTGGCTCGCCGCGACCGCCGCCGTGGATGGCATTCCGCCCGTCATCACCGCCGCCTTGCCGAGCACGTCCTCAGCGCTGCGGTCTGCCTCGCGCGTATACTGCTTGCGATACTGCTGATAGAGCGGGTCGCTCGCCGCATCGTAGGAAAACGGCGTGCGGTTCAGCAGCGCGTCGAGCTTTGCGCTGATCTGTCCGCTCTGATCGTAGTTGTAGTTGCTGTCGCCCAGCTTATCGAGCCAGCTCGTGTCAGCCTTTGCAGGGCTCGCGCCCGTGCCGAGTTTGATGTACTCGCTGCCGTCCACGCCGCCGGAATAGTCGTACTTCGCGCGGATTTTCTCCGCTGCGTCGTGCGCCGCCTGCTGGCCCGCCTTGTCTCCCTCGGCATAAGCCTTGTTGTAGGCTTCGGTATACTTTCGAATGAAGTCGAGATCGCTTTCATCCGTGATTAGGGTCTTGTCCGTGTTCTTGTGTTGGAAGTCACTCATCATTTAAGCCCCTACTTTCCGCATTTGGCTTGTTCGGCGCATCGTCCTCTTCACTGCCCTGCAACTCAACCTCGATGATGCAGCCCCCTGTCTTTTCATCTCGGCAGACGTAAACTTTGTGCTTGCGGCACGTCTGCTGCACGTTGAACTCTGACAAGGTCAATCGCTTTCCAGCTCTTGGTTTTGTACTGGTGCCGGAGACATCGTCACCATATTTTAGAGCCGTCTGCACAATGATTGCTTCAAGCGCTGTGCTGATTCCCCTAAAATCTGCCGCATCCTGCAAGAGACGCAAATTTAATTCCTGCAATTCTCTGATTTTTTTCTGGCTCCTGCCCAGCTCAGATGCCAGGCATTTAATTGTTTTTCTTTTACTCATAGATTTTCTGTCCTTTCGTAGTGCAGCGTCAGCGCCCGCGCAATGGGGCAGCGCCGCCATTCTTCGCTGGCGCAGTAGCGCCGTGTGTATTCGTCCAGCTCTTCCTTCGGCAGCGTGAGCTTCGCGCCCTCGCAGTTGAGATAGTCGCGGTAATCCCGCGAATAATACGGGCATACGAAAATTCCGCCGCGGTAACCGCTCATGTTGCACCTCGCGTTCGCGTCATTCTGCCTCTGTTCCCTTTTTTGTGTGACAAGCGTTCTTCCTTGCATATCATTATCTCCTGTGGTAAAATCAGAATTGACAATTCGTATTCACCACAAGAGCGGTCCTCCCCGATTTGGGGAGGGCTTTTTTCATACGTGCACGAGAACCGCGCCGCTATCGCTCACGTCCTCGATGGGGCCGCCATTGATTGCGGCCATCGCGTGGACTTCGCGGTCGCCGTTACTCAGCTCGACGAGCGCGAGGCAGGCGACAGGGTACGTCTTGCCGTCCTCGAATGCGTAAAGCATATTTGCAGGGGCAGGGATGATCTGGATGATCTTGTCTTCGTTCATGGTTCTTGTCCTTTCTCAGTATTAAAGTCTGAAATGATTGTTTAGCGCCCGTTCGAATTTATCACGGTCATCGACGGGCAGGTGCGGGATAAGCAGGTGTTGCAGTTCATCACGCTGGCGGTAGCGGTCACGCTCACAGCGCGCGGGCTTGGTTGCTGTTAAAATATGAGTAGCGATTTCAATGTTCATGCTGTAACCCTCCCCGTGGCTTTGTAGAAAGTCGCGTCGACGTGCCCGGTTGCGCCGCGCCGATTCTTATCGAGCCACAACTCCAACAAGGACGGCGATTCCATGCGGTCATCCGTCTCGCACGGCGGGTTATGCAGCAGTGTCACCGTATCCGCGTCCTGCTCGATAGCGCCGCTCTCGCGCAAATTTGCCATTGTGGCCCGAAAACTGCCGGAGCGGTCAGAGGCCGCCGCGCGGTTGAGCTGACACAAGCATAAAACAGGGATGTTCAACCGCATCGCAAGCAGCTTCAAAGCCCTGCTGTTACGTGTGGTCGCTTCATAAAGCGAAAGCCGAGCCTCCGGCGGTTCAAGCAGTCCGAGGTGGTCGAGGATCAGCAGGCCCGGCTTCTCGCGGTAGGCCAGCGCCTCCACCTGCCGGACATTCATGCCCGAGCGCCGATTGAACACGATTGGCAGCGCGGAAAGCTCAGTTGCACCCTCGGCAAAACGCATATACTCGTTGTCGGTCAATCTGCCGCCGAACATGAGCCGTGCCGATGACAGACCTCCGATGTTTCCAACAAGGCGAGCAGAGCAATCCTCTAAGCTCATCTCGAGTGAACAGTAAAGCACCTTCGCGCCATTTCTCGCCGCGTTGAGCGCGACTTGCAAGGCAAGCGCCGATTTGCCGATTGCCGGCCGTGCACCGATGACGTGCAGGCCGCCGTTGATGAAGCCGCCGCCGAGCAGTTTATCGAATCTCAGAAGGCCCGAGGCCACACAAGGCACTCTGCCGCCGACCTGCTCAGAAACGCGGTATCCGAGCTGCGTGAGCGCCGCCGTAAGCGTTTGCGAATCGCCGCGTGTGTTTTCCTCGGCAAGCCGCTGCAAAGCCTCCTGTGCGCGCCCAAGCGCGTCTGTAGGGTCATGCTCGGCGGTCATCAGTTCCTCACCGATCTTCCGCAAGGAACGTGCGAGCGCGGCCTCTTTGACTGCTGTTATGTAAGCATCGAGGTTCGCGGTGGTCGGCGTCGTGTCCATCAGTTCGGTCAACAGCCTGTCCGTCACGTCGGTGCAATTGCGTCCCACTTCCGCTCGGATGGTCAGCGCATCGAAGCCGCCGCTTTCCTCATACTGCCGACGCATCGCCCGGAAAACTGCTTGCAGCGGTAAGGAAGAAAACACCTCATCGGGAAGCTCTGCCGCTTCGGGAAACAACGACGGGTCAATCAGCAGTGAACCAAGTACGCCGTACTCATTGAGAATCGAATCCATGCTCATTTACCTCCATGTGTCCGTCGTTGCGTCGTACTGCCGGGGCGGAGATTCATCTTGTCCCGCATTACTTTGACGCTCCCATGTTCTAACCGCCGCTTTCCAATCGACGATTGGTTTTCCCTTCCCCTGTTTCCAGCCGTTAGCCGAATAGAAGTCAAAGAAGCGTTCGGCGTCCACAGCGTTCTTCCGTTCGGTGCAGTATGCCTTAATCTCATCGACCGTTGGAGGAATAAAACGAGGTCGTGGCGGCGTAGCCGCCTTATTCTCCTCACCTGTACTAACCTTACCTAAACTATCCTTACCTAACCTATACTGGGTTAACCGTTGGTTGCCATCTGGTAAACCGTCGGTTAACCGTTGGTTGCCATCGCCCAATTTCACCAGCAAATTCCTGTAAATGCTCGGCTGGTATCGATCCTTGCGGATCTGATTATTCGTGCTCCAATCCGTGATATAAGCGACCAGCTCGTCGTTCAGCAGTGACACGAACCCTTTGGAAACGAGCACCCGCAAATCATCATCCGCTGCGCCTGTCGTCCGCATCACGGTAAAGGCTTCCACAACTCCGTCATCATCCGCAGCCATGCCGAGGTCATAGTAAAGCAAGCGCGATGACGGCGGCATCGTCAGGAAACGCGCCGAGTTGATAACCGACTTTGCGAACATCCTTCGTTCAGCCATTTTGCCACCCCCGCAAGGTCTCCTGACCGGTCATTTTCAAAAGCGCATCTTCCGCCGCGTGTGAGATTGCAGCGATCTCCCTTGATCTTCTCGACATCGAACGGATAAAGCGCTGGATGTCGAGCGTGCTCGTCGGCAGGAAATACCCGCTCTTGCAGTCAGACAGAATCAGCTTTCCGGCCTTGCGCTCTGTCTGAATACGACGGCGAATTGACCGTTCATCCTCGCCCGTGAGCTGGACTAACTCGGTAAGCGTCGTGCCGTTCTCCGCCCCCTCGTGAAGCAAGTCGGAAATAAGAAACTTTTTTTGCGTTAATGTCCTACTGCTGACATGGGCATGTTCTTTTTCATTGCTCATTGTCACCCGTCACCCCCGCTTTCCACCTCGCCCATTCCCGCAGTCCGTCGACAAGAACTCGAGAGCAGCCGTTGATCTTGATGATCGGAAAGCCTTCTGTCTTCGACCATGCGTAAATGGTCGGACGGCTGACCGACATAAGGCGCGCCGCCTCCGTCATCGAAACGGCAATAGGGTCAATTTGTGCGTTCATTATCTCCCGCCTCTTTTCCAATACTATCAGTAGTTGAACTATTCTTGTTTGCGGCTTTGCGTTCCCAATATGCAGAATTAGCCGCCCTCACTTTATCTCTGTTCTTTGCTCTCCACGCGCGAAGATATGCGTTGCGTTCTGCACGCGCCTCATCGCTGATAACCACCTTAGCCACCTCCTCACTTGACAAATAACTTCAAACGCTCTAAAATAAGATAAATGAAATTGAAATACAATCGATTTCATTTATCTTATCCCGAATATACCATAGCGAGTTAGTGATATGTAATTTATTCCAGAAGAAAAAGAAATAAAATGTGCGCTCATTTTAATTCCATTTATGAAATATTGAGGTGGCAAATGGAGAAAAGTAGAAGCAAAAATGTCAATAACTCTCGTGTCACGCATAGCGTCGACCCTGCGGTGATTGAAGAAAACGCAAAAAAAGCGCCGGATGGTGATGCTTTATATCGAGAGGCGTTTGCAAAAAAGTTGAATGAACTGTTAGAAGAAAAACAAATCGATCAAAAAACACTCGCTGCAAAAACCAAAATTTCCGAAACAAACATTTCTAATTACCGAAATGCAACAACAACTATTAAACTTCCAGCTCTCGTAAAAATTGCGCGTGAACTCGGTGTCTCTGTCGACTATTTATCTGGCAATTCAGATATCGAATCTATAAATCTGGACGTACAAGATATTTGCAAAAAAACTGGTCTATCGTCAAAAGCAGTTGAAACCTTGTTGTATTTCAAGGAAAAAGATATCCTTCCTGATCTCACTCGACTATTAAACCATATCACCTGCGATCTCGACTGCATACTCATAGGAAAAAATATATGCCGTCTCATCGATGACGTCAAAACTGCATCAGAGTATGAAGAAAACTCTCCGTATGCTCTTGAAAACTTTTTTATAAATGAAGGTACACCTGTTGACGGCGTAAATTTACGTGGATATGATCTCTGCATATTTAGGTCCCAGCGAATAAAGGATGAAATTTCCAAATGGATTGATAATGTAAGCGGTATAAATAATCTTGAATCGTTTGTTGAGAAAAAACGACATGACGGGTTCATTGAAGGCATAATGAATGCCCAGGATAATTTCAAAGATAGCAGCAGCTTTACAAATATCGAGCATAATACCAAAAAGTAAAAAACCGCCCCCGGTGCTGGAACACCGAGGACGGTTATAAGGGGCAGTAAACTTGCACGGCCTACTGCCCCTATATCTTAGCATGATATAGGAGGAAAATGCAATGCCAAGAAAGAAAAACAGCCGCGCCGCTCAGGGCGCGGGCAACATCCGCAAGAAGACTGTACTGCGAAACGGAAAAGAATATACCTTTTGGGAAGCACGTGTCACTGTTGGCCGAGATCCCGGCACGGGCAAACAGATGCGGCGTAGCTTCTCGGGAAAAACTCAGAAAGAGGTACGCGAGAAAATGCAGGCCGCCGCGGTCGCCGTCAACGATGGAGACTATTTTGAGCCGTCGAAAATGAGCGTCGGCCAATGGCTCGACACATGGGCAGAAGAATACCTGAACAGCGTTAAGCCGCGCACAGTCGAAAGCTACAAGGCAAACATCAAGCAGCACATCAAGCCCGCCATCGGCGCGCTGCGGCTCTCTGAGCTGACCGCCGTTGACGTGCAGCGGCTCTATAATAACCTGACTAATAAGCGCAGCAAAAAGCCGCTCTCTGCAAAATCTAAGAAGAATGTTCACGGCACACTGCACAAAGCTCTCGAAAAGGCGGTTTCACTCGGCTATATCCGCCACAATCCCGCCGACAAGCCTGATCTCCCCAAAGTGCGCAAAACTGAAATAAAGCCCCTCGCAGATGACGAAATGGTCGCCTTCCTCGATGCGGTCAAAGGTTGCGAGTATGAGACCATTTATGTCGTCACGCTCTTCACGGGAATGCGCGAAGGTGAAGTGCTGGGACTGACGTGGGACTGTATCGACTTCAAAGGTGGCACGATCACCATAAAGCAGCAGCTCCAAAAGGTGCGCAGTTCTGGCGGTGAGTACATCCTTACTTCGACCAAAAACGGGAAAAGCCGTATCATTGCCCCGGCAAACTATGTCATGCAGCTTTTGACCAACCAACGGAAATTGCAAAACTCACAGCGGTTGAAAGCTGGCGCTGCGTGGAGCAATCCCTTTAACCTCGTTTTCACAAATGCGCTCGGAAGGAACCTCTGCGCCCAAACGGTATATCTGCATTTCAAGAAGCTCGCCGCGGCTGCCGGTGTCCCCTCTGCCCGCTTTCATGATCTGCGGCACAGCTACGCCGTCGCTGCGCTCCGCTCCGGCGATGATATCAAGACCGTTCAGGAGAATTTAGGCCACCACACGGCAGCGTTCACACTGGATACTTACGCCCACGTGACAGAGCAGATGCGGCGCGAAAGTGCACATCGAATGGACAGTTTCATAGAGGGCATTCAGGCGAAAAAGCAGGCGTAA